AAAAATAAACAGGAATCGAGGAAGAGCTGTAGATGGTTGGTTGTTGTGAAGCTCTACGAGATAACCTTAGTAATGATTGTTTTAAAATCAATTAAGACGTGAAATATGGCGTTGAGATTATTACAAGAAAAGGTTAACAAAGAAGTGATAGAAATTTTGTATAAGCAATTGGGATGTCATGGTAAACGAGATTCTTTATGGTCGTTAGCTATCGACCTAGATAAAATTCAGGTAAGGCCTGACTTAGAAGGACACGCTGTCGAACTTGGGGTAATACCCAAGCCATTGAAACGCCAAAAAATCTTATGTGACAATTGTGTGACAATTTAAAAAAACCGTTGACAATTGCAGAAATACGTGATACTATAGACATATAAATTAATAATGATAAGGAGAAAAAAATGAGTGATTATTATAACAATGACGACCTAGCGGATCAACTAGATGACGTCTTAAAAAAATTAAGTAAAATGGAAGATAAGCTTGATCAGCTTATCAAAATAAACGAAGATATGGAGGCGAATCAATAATGGATTACATTAGATTTGAAAACGTCTCCGAAGACGTATCTTACGCAATAGGCTCTTCTCTTAGAGGCTATATTAACGAAGTAACTACAAACCAATTGATTGCTATGTTTGGTGAACCAAGCAGAGTACCTTCTGGCGATGGTAAAGTCCAAATGGAATGGATTATTAAAACTAAAGTCATTGAAGAAGATGGCAATGAAATTGATAGTTGCTTTACACTTTACGATTGGAAAGGTTCAGCACCTTCTGATGATAATGCCGAATGGAGAATCAATGTTGGCGGTAGGTCACAACAAGATTATTGGAATGTATTTGATGCATTTGATATTGCTAACGAAACAGATTTCTTATATGCTTACGATGGTGATGGCAAACTATGTCAATCCAAAGAAGGTTTTAACTTACATTTATTAGAGATGTGCAAAAAGGAGGCAGCAAATGGATAGAACAGATTCTTACGTAATGACTGCTTATACTGCTTGTGCTGGTGATATGTTAGAAATAAACACAATCAGAAATGTAGTTAAATCAATAAACAAACAAAATAAAAATGCAGAGAGGTGGCATAATAACCATCCAATGAATGATGACCTTGCGACCTTTCCAAGATATCGTGTTTCATTAAAAGGTAGGTATGGAAAAAACAATCCAAACTATTGTTCATGGAGAGGAAAGAATGGTTCAGTACCTTTAGAACATGCAGAAAGAGTGGATGTATATATTCACAGGAGTGATTCAAGATGGTAATGAACTTTGAACATATTGCAACTCGTATACCACTAAACGTACGAGTTGACATTTGGAATATTATATTATATAATATAGGATTAAAGAATAGAGCTATTAATAATATAATGGACGAATACGAAATTAGTGATTATGAATATTTTTATGAAGGAGTAACTTATGGGTAAAGCATTTGATGAAATCAGAGCTCAGCTATTAGCTGAAAAAGAAAAATACGAGGCAGAAAAAGAATTTAAAGAAACTGTCAAACGAGTCTATTCAAGACCAAAAGATTATGGTCGGCTTACAAAGTCTGTAAAGAAAGCTGAACATCTGGCAGCAGGTGGTTTAGATTTACACAAAGACGAGAATAGACATCATTCAAAAGAAAGTACTGATAGATGGCTTAGCGGTACTTCTTATATGGAAACTTATGAAGCCATGAGGAGTCAAGATGAGTATTGATTATTTATTACAGCAAGTTATATTTATGCTGCATGTTTTAATGGGAGCCTGTTTTTGTGCAGGTGTTTATCTATTAGTAGATTGGTTTAGAAAACTATGAGATTATTAGAAGCTAATTATGGAGACGTTAGAGTATTTTCTGAAAGACCATTTGGATATAAAAGATATATCGTTGAATGGGAAGATGGTACTTTAACTATGTACTCTGGCTTATGGTATAAGAAAGAAACAATATTAAAAATGATTGAGGAGAAATTAAATGACTGAACACAAAGCAACAGTAATACGTCAAGCTAAATTATTATTAGCTGAAGAATGGGCAAAGGGAGTAAGTGAGATACATACATTTGATACTGAAAACTGTAGAATGGCTTATGATACACATCCAGAGGATGGCAGAGTAACAGATACTAAATACCATGATGGTCGTATAGAAAGAACAAAAGATGGTAAACTACTAAGAACTTTTGGAGATAACTTATTAACAGGCGATGATTTAATTGCACAATGGGAAAGATTTGGACCAGCAGTTGACATCAACATTTAGTTGTGTTATAATATAATATTATGGGAATGACAAGTTTTTACATGGGTTCACTAAGGTATTCACCTTGTGGAAGAAAAAGAAAAAATCATCATGCAAATGCAGCAAAGAAAAAGATGATTGCTTTCAAGAAAATAGATACACAACAATCTGAATTAGATAGATTGAGAAAAGAACAAGATAAACAATACAAATCTATTATGGAAGAAGCTATTAAAGATGGTACTTGGATATCTAAATCTGGTGATACCGCAAAGAAAGAAAATCCAAAATATACAGGAACACTAGTAAAAGGTATTGCAACAATGCATAAATCAAATGCGGTACCTGTAATTAGTCAGCAAGAAGCTGAAGACATTGCAAAAATGAGGAGAGGATAATGAAGTGGTTTTTAACATTGATATTTGATTTCTGGACTAAAATTTTTGAATGGTCTTTTAAGCTATTAGGATTGTTTATGATTTTATATACAATCGTATACTTGTGGACAGGTGGAAACATATGAAAGGATATGGTTTTTATAACGGTAAAATATAAGGTAGGGTTATTATGATAACAGAACAAGGAAGTAAAAATATGATTTCAACGTTTCAACGAGAAACTATGACATCAGATTTATTTGAAATGAATGGAGTATATGGTTGTGACTATTACAAAGATGGAGTATTACTCGCAACAGAATTATATGCAGGCAAAAGTATACACTATGCTCAAAGTGCTGCAGAGAATTACGTAGATGGAATTAAACAAGTTTAACAGGTTGACCGGAGTTTCCAACTCCTTATCATTAACTTCGGTTGACCAATTTTTATATATATGATTATGGCAAGAAAAAAGAAAAGACACGGACCCTCCTTAGAGGATCAATACTTAGGCGCAGAACCAAGTTACGGACCACACAATCCTATTGAAGATTCTGAAAAAACAAAAGAATTTGATAGAGGTGTTAAGTGGTTTTATTATTATGAGAATAGAAAGAAAGCACACAATGCTATTTTACATTATGCTAAGCATGACCTTAAATTAACTCAAAAACAATTAGGTAATTTAAATAAAAATCCTGTATGGAAAATTAATCAAGCAAATTATAAACCTATTGCAATGCATCAAGCAGGCTGGGTTGGAGCTCCTTTAAACTTAGAACCCGTTAATCAAAGATTACGTGATTTAGTGAAAGAAGGTGAGAAAATCAAGTTGGAGAAACTTAAAGAGAGCCCACCAAAGCCTGTGATTTCACCCCAAGAAAGAACAAGAAGAAAGGTAGTTGAAACAATATGGAGTGATTGGGATTCTACAATAGTAGAAGGCTGGTTCACTGAGAACTTTACACAAAAGTTTTCTGCTTATAATAGATTTAGAGGTCATGGATTAAAAAGTAATTCAATTAATATCTTTAAAGGTATGTTAGAAACAGAATACAATAATATTAAAGAAGCTTATGAAAAAACATGTGAACAATGTGTAGAAGCATATGCTCATATCAGTAAAGGTAACAAGAAAAAAATACTTAAACAATTTGAAGAAGTATTTGCTGATTTAGAAAAACTGAGAACATCATTTAAAGCTACAAGAGCACCAAGAGCATTAAAACCAAAAACATCAGATAAGCAAGTTGAAAGATTACAATACATGAAAGAAAGTATTGATGATAAACTTGTTTCAATTAACCCTGTACTAATACCAGGTAGTCATAAGCTTTATGTTTATAATACAAAGCAAAGAAGATTATTTGAATATACAACAGATTCAATTCATGGATTTGAAGTTGCTGGTACCACGATTAAAAACTTTGACGATGAAAGTAGAGTAACAGTTCTACGTAAACCAGAAGAAATATTACCACAGATTTTAAATAAAACTGAGAAGCAAATAGAAAAGGTTTGGGGTACTATAACAACTAAAATCAATAAACCAACAGGAAGAATTAATGCTGACTGTATTATAATGAGAGTATTTAAAAAATGACAGAAGTAGTTGAACAAAAGATTATGACAAAGAAACGATTTTCACTAGCAGTTGAAAGTTTAGTATCAAGTCATAATATGAATTACATAGATGCAGCAGCACATGTAGTACAAGAGAAGGGATTAGATTATAAGTCAATGAAAAGACTAATGACTGATTCACTCAAAGCCAAGATAGAGGCTGAGGCTAAAAGCTTAAATCTATTAAGAGTAAAAAAGACAAATAAGTTACCAGTATGAAAGACCCATTTGAGTCTTACAAATTATATAATTCACTCAAGCTACACTTTGAAACAGATAGCTATGATGCAATAAAATATAATTTTAAAACATCGGTAAAACCAACTTCTTTTTTTAAAAGAAAAGATAAATACTTTTTTGCTAAGTTAGCGAATACATACGATAATCTTTTAGATTTCTATGTCGCTAATTTTAAACATGATGTTAAGTATGTCGGTGATATGCTTAATGAACATGGTGAAAGATATTATCGTGAACATAAGAAAGTATGTGAAAGTTTAACATACACTTTTGAAAGCGATATAAATAAACTATATGACGAAAGTAATTTAGACTTTAATTCTATATTAGAAGCAAAGGATAATGAACATCCTTTCGTTATAAAGTATTGGCTTCAAGATGAAATACATTTAGAAACTGTAGTAATCTTGGATTCAATAACAGGGTTTGTAGAACGTGAGAATAAAAAGATATCTGAGACAATTATTTGGCCTGATATCTTTAGAAAGATTACGAAATATAAACCTTTTGTAAAGTTCGATAAACCAAAATGCAAAGATATTTTGAAAAAGGTCTTTACACAGACACAATAATGTGTTATAATATAAGTATATTTTGTTATGTATAAAGTGGATAATTCAGTAATATATGGAGAAATAAAATGTCGTTAGATAATTTAAAGAGCATGCGAGGCTCATCAATAGATAAACTCGTAAAAGCAGCAGAAGCTGTATCAACGTCTAAACCAGAAACTAATTCTTATGAAGATACTAGATTCTGGAAACCTACTAGAGATAAAGCAGGAAACGGATATGCCGTGATTAGATTCCTACCCGCAAAAGAAGGCGAAGACCTTCCATGGGTAAGATATTGGGACCATGGCTTTAAGGGACCTACTGGACTATGGTATATAGAAAACTCATTAACCTCTATTGGTCAACAAGACCCAGTATCAGAAGCTAATTCTGTTTTATGGAATACAGGTAGAGACGAGGATAAAGCTTTAGCTAGAGAAAGAAAGAGAAGATTACATTACGTAAGTAATATTCTTGTTATTTCTGATCCAGATAATCCACAAAATGAAGGAAAAGTTTTCCTTTATAAGTTTGGTAAGAAAATATTTGACAAAATCATGGATGTTATGCAACCACAATTTGCCGATGAATCACCAGTGAATCCTTACGATTTCTGGGAAGGTGCTGATTTTAAAATTAAAATTAGAAAAGTTGAAGGTTGGGTAAACTATGATAAGTCAGAATTCAGTAAAGCATCTGCTTTATATGAAGGTGATGAAGCTAGATTGACTGAGACTTATGACCAGTTACATGCATTATCAGAATTCACGAATGCTGAAAACTATAAATCTTATGATGAACTTAAGGCTAAGTTTAACAGAGTATTAGGTATCGATGCGGGAGCTTCTATGGATGCTCCGGTAATGCAATCTGCAGAACCAGCAACTCAACCAGTATCTGATGGGCAACCATTCGTAGATACACCAGTTGATAATGGTAACGAAGAGGAAGATACATTAAGTTATTTTGCTAAGTTAGCTAAAGACTAAGTTGGTTGTATAACCGGCAAGGCTGTACAAGTGCACTTGTCACAGTCGAATGAGAGGACCTTCGGGTCCTTTTATTTTTTATATTGATGGAGTCTGTCAGCGTGACGTTGAAAAGATTTTTCTATTTGTCTGTCGAACCAATCACGAAACCATTGTCTAATTTTACCCATAATTTAATCTGAATTTGTTGCTGAATTTGATATTTGTCTACCCTCAGCTTCTATACCAACAACTGTAGTCGGAGCTGAAGTCACTGTTACTGGAGCATTTGATATTTGATTTACAATAATCGGTGAACCCATATTAGCAGCTGAACCAGATGCATATAATTCTAATCCCTGTGCGACATTTGCACTTGATAATTGTCTTGCTGAATCATTTACTCTTTCCATTCCATCTGCTAATACATTAAAAGCATTTGCAACTTTTAATAATTGTACTGTTTGGTCTTGGCCTTCTGTGATATATTCACCATATATATAACCTTCTTCTGAAATAGTACCACCAGCCAATAGAGTCATAGCATTTGAGAATTCAACTAGATTTTCTATTGTATCATTATCTATTTTAAATGCACCTGATTCTATATTTCCTAATTTAGTAAATCCTTCTGAAAGAGTAGTTAAACTATTTGCACCTTGCTCTAATTCATCACTTCTATCAGCTATTTTCATTGCCATAACTAATGGTGATTCAGTACCACTTAAGAAGTTTAATGCCTTTGCACCAAATGATGCTAATGCTCCAGTAAATTCATCTGAACCAAAGCTAGCAATACCATCACCAATTATACCTAGAGCTTCATTTACATCTTCTGCATCTTTTTTAAGATCAGTTCTATCATCACCAATAGATAATAGAGTAGTTACTTTGTCTTTTATCTCTTGTGCAAAATTACCTTCTTTTGACATAAAGTTTGAAAGACCTGAACCAACACCAGCTATTGCTGAACCAACTCCAAATATTGCAAGCCCTGCACCAATACCTGCCATTGCTTTAAAGAACTGAGAACTTTCACCAATAAACGAATCGCCCGATTCTTCTATCGCATCGTCTATTGATAATAATATTAATACATTGTCTTTAATTTGTTGTGCAAATAAATCACCAGTTCCACTAAATTTAGCTATACCTTCAGCTGCTCCTTGTCCCAATCCTGCTGCTGCAGCACCTGCACCAAAGAGTGCAAGAC